TGAAATAGTAGAACACCCTGTAGAAGGTTTTAAAAACATTCACGTAAGTGCTGTCGATCCATATCATATAGATGACGAGTTTGAGGAAATAAAAACCTCTAAGAAAAAGAATAGAGATAAAAAATATCGCTCTAAAGGTTCTATGTGTGTATACAGAAGGTTTGTAAATACAAATGTAGTTGGAGAACTTCCTGTTGCTTTTTATACAGACAGACCTTACAGTAAAGAAGACTTTTATGAAAGCTGTTTAATGATGGCTATGTACTATGATTGTCAAATACTAGTTGAATATAATGATGACGGTTTTTTAAAGTATTTCAGCAAACACAAAATGCTTAGATTCTTAAAAGAAAGACCTCAATCAGCAGACAGTCCTTGGAGTCAAGCAACAAACAGATATGGTATTCATATGAAATCATATCAGAAAAAACTTGTTACCGAATTAGTAGATGAGTATATTAAGAACCACTGGGAAGACATATACTTTATGAAACTTTTGAATGAGTTTGTTGTATATGGAAAAGACAACACAGATAGAGTAATGGCTTTTGGTATGGCTCTCATTCACGATATGGATGCCACTAAAGCTATAGTTAACGAGAAAGAAGAAGAGAAAAGGGGTAAAGACTTTATACCTCATTTTCAGACAGATAAAAATGGCAATGTTGTTTCAGTTTATTCAGAAAAAAATGGTAAGTTTGATACAACTAGTAAAAGTGCTAACTTTGATTACGACTTTGAATAAGTATATATATGGAGTTTCCAAGACAAAACATACCCGAAAGTAAAAAAAATGAAGACTGGCACAGAGACTGTGTTGATTATTTTTTAAAACAACAACAGGTAGAAACTTTTGTCAGTAATAAAACTAAGGACTACGAAAACTACTTAATAGCTTCAGGAGAATTTAACAAAGATCAGTTTAAATATATAACTGATATGTATGGTATGACGGCTCCTGCTAGATTAGTAAACTATCCTTTAATTCAAAACAAATTAGATTTACTTGCAGGAGAACTAATTGTTCAGCCTTTACAGTATACGGTAAATGTAACCAACAGAAATGCTATACGAAGAAAAACTGAAGAGTTAGTTGCTATAGCTGTTGAGACTATATTAAAGCCTGAAAGAAGAAAGATTGAAGAAGTAACTAATACTGAAATACCTGATGAAGATTTAGGAGAAGAAATACCTGAAGACGTAGAACAGTTTATGAAAATGAACTACAGAACTAATGTGGAAAAACAAGTATCTGTTGGTTTGAAATACTTAATAGACAGGTGGGATTTAAAATCTACTTTTAAAAGAGGGTTTTATGATTTACAAATTACTAATAAAGAGTTTTACAGAGTATACATAAAAAACAGAACACCTTATGTTGAAAGAGTAGACCCACGACAAATGGTTTACGATCAAGACGGAGACAAGGAAAGTTTACAGGATTCTTTATACGCAGGGGTTGACAACTGGTATACGGTTAACGAAATTATAGATAGGTTTGAATTAAGCTCTGATGAGGTTGATAAGCTAGAAGATTTAGCTCAGCAAAAAAATCAATACTACAACGACAACAATTCAGGTAACAGTTATATTACAGCAGACGGAACTAACAGTTTAAGAGTTAGAGTTGTAGATATGCAGTGGAAAAGTATTAAAATGATTAACTACAAAGTTAGTCCTAATAAATACGATCCCGATTCTGATTATCACAAAATGGTTGCTGATGATTACAAGCCTAAGAAAGGAGAAAAAATAGAAAAGAAAGCAATTACTGAGGTAAGGCAAGCTATTAAGGTTGGCCACGAAATGCTAATTAAGTGGGGTGCTAAACCTAATCAAATTAGGTATGAAGAAAACTACGCCAATACAAAGTTAGATTTTTATGGAGTAATTAGAAATAACTTTAGCGGAAGTACGCTATCTATTGTTGATGCTCTTAAAAATATACAGATACTATACAACATAGTAATGTTTCACATTGACGGAGCATTAGCAAGAAGTGGTGGTAAAGCGATTGTTTATGATGTTTCGCAAAAGCCAAAGAATGTTCCGTTAGGAGATATTATGTATCACGCTAAAAACTCAGGGTTAATTATGATTAACTCTAAGCAAGAAGGTGGTCAAATGAGTACATTTAATCAGTGGAAGGATATAGATTTTACTTTAAGTCAATCGGTTAGTCAAATGATTAACTTAAAAATGATGCTTGAGGAAACCGCAGACAAGCTTACAGGAATAACAGCTAGTAGAGCAGGTGTAAATAAAACAAGTGATGCGGTTGGAGTTAATGAGCGAAGTGTAATGCAGTCTACTTTAATAACCGCACCATTGTTTGATATACATTTTAAACTTATATCTGAAGTATTACAAGGTATGTCAAACCTAATGAAGTACTGTTGGGGAGAAGACGGTTATATGATAAATGTTTTTGGCGATATGGGCTATGAGATATTTAACATAGATAAAGCAATAGCCTTAGATGAGTATGGAATATTTGTTAAGAACAACGCTAAAGAGCTAGAGAGAAAGCAAACTATGATGGGCTTAATAAATAATTTCTCTAGCACAGGTGCTTTAGATCCTATCGCTACAATAAAAGCTGTAAACGGAGAAACAGCTAGTGAGTTAGAGTCTATACTTACTGCAGGTCTTGAATCTGTTCAGGCAGAACAAACTCAAATGGAAGAAAGAAAGATTGCAGCTCAAGAAGAAGCAAATCAAATTAACGCTCAGAAAATGCAAATACCTATACAGGTTGCACAGATTAAAGCTGAAGCTGATTTAGAAGTTGCAAAGCTTAATAGCGACACTAAGCTATCGATTGCTAACGAAGAGTTAGATCACACAGAAGATGCTATGGACGTTCAAAACAGACAGGAGCTAGACAAGATGATGTTAGGAGAGTCTAATGCTGAACAGCCAATAGTTAATATGGGCGAAGAAGGAACGGAAGAGCAAGCGATAGAGAATATGCAACCACCACAATAACAAAAGTAAAGAGATATGGAAAGTACAGAAAATCAAAACGAACCAGTTTTAAACGTTGAGGAAACAACGTCAGGAGAAAGCTTAACACAGCAAGCAGGAGACTCAGAAAATAATAATCCAGTTGATAATGAAAGCGTTTCAAACAAAAAAGAAGAATCGTTAGATGAAAAAGAATATGAGTTAGACTCTTTTGATCCTGCTGCATTTATGAACAGAGATGAAGATAGTAGCTCAGAAGAAGAAGAAGAAGGGTCTAGTGATGACAACAACGATCTTGCTTGGCCTGAATTATCAAACGATAGCGAGTCTAGTGAAGAAACAGAAGTAGCTGAAAATGAGGAAGTTGTAAATAACGAAGAAACTTCTAACCAGGAAGTTACAAGTAATGAAGTAACTCAAGACCAATTTAAGTCGTTTACTAATCAGCTAGGTTTAGAAGCTGAAAATATTGAAGAGCTTAAAGAAGTTTTAAATCATATAGTTGAAGAAAACAATAAACTAACTAAACAATTAGAATCGCCAAATCAACCTGTTACAAATAAAAGACTTGACGATTTAAATAATTTTCTTAAATTAGATGACGTAGACTTAGTTAGAAAAAGTTTAGAAGCAGAAGGTTTAAAAGATGACAAACTACAATATGCTGTAGATAGGTTAACGGACACAGGTTTGATTGACGTTGAAGCATTAAAGGTTAGGAATGGTATTGAAAAAGCCATAACATCTGAAAATCAAAAAATAATAAACGAGCGTGAAGAGACTGTTGCAAAGCAACAAGAAAGCCACACTCAAGCAGTTGAATCATTTGGGAATTATATGCAAGGCGTTGATTCTCTATTTAGTTTCAAGCTTACGGGGAATCCTGACAACTTACCTGAAGTTAGGAGAAACCACACAGATTATGTAACTAGCGGTAAATATCTCAAAGAGATAACCGAAAGTGAAAAAAATCTAGCAGAAAGTAGTTGGCTATGGCGTAACAGGGAAGTCCTTAAAAACGCTTTAGTTAATAATGGAAGACAAAACGGAAGAAAAGAAATTCTAGACAAAATAGGCGTGCCTGATAAGAGAACCCCACAAAGGTTTACAAACCCTGTTGATACAGGAGATTTTGATCCAAGAAAATTCGTACAAGGTTAAATTAAAAAAAATATTAAGATGAAGTTTTATTCAGGAAAATACGGAAAAGAAACGCTACAGTCTAATGCGTTAGTTACAGGGTTATTAAAATACCCTGAAATTTCAAGTAAGTTAATTCAGCAATACCCACAGTATTGTTTAACATACTTTACAGACGGAACGTCTCGATTTGCAAAAGAAGAGATTGTTGGAGATATTACAGTTAAATGGGCTATCCAAGGAAGACACAATAGACCTTCTACATCAACAGGTACCCTAGTAGGTACTGGTGCTGCAGGAGCTGTTTTTACTAATGAGTTTGAAGAAAACTTCTTTAACCCTAACGATGTCGTTAGATTTAAAGGTGGTGTTCAAGCTTTAG